ATGTGTCGTTCATCAAATTTTACAAGCTTTGGGGGGTTCCCGCAATTTGGAAGTGTTGCCATCGGATTCAACAGTGGATGACTGTCTGTGAATCGATGACTAGCATCTGTAGACTCCTTTTGTGGCCGGGGATCAATTGGCCGGAGGTTGCAACCTACAAAACGTTTTATGATTCCCTAGGCCGCGCAACAGACCGGGGGAACGTGATACTTTTCTGCACCGAAGTTAATGCGCTGACCACCAATCTCAATCTCGACGTAGTCGATGAGGTTGTGGCCAATCCAGTTGAGCCAACGGAACTGCGCGCCCGAGCCGTCCGATGACTGCAATGCGACCTGCGGCAAGGTGGCCTGCAAGTACATGCGGTGAATCAAGTCACCATTGCGTTGAATGGTGCAGGTCACCTTCTTGCCGAAGTTCGGGGCACCGTTGAACGGGTTCTCGATGGACTCCATGGCAAAGTTGGTGTGGCGACGATAGACAACCTTAAAAAAGGTGATCTGCGGATTGCCAGTCAAATAAACATCTTGTGCGCCATAGGCGACTAACTGCATAAGGCCTCCCCCGGTCATTTATTCTTTTATACTTAGTGTATACAAAAAAATTTTGGGAAAACACCATTTTTTTGAAAATCGATGTCGGAGAGGTTCATGCCGTAGTATCTTTTTTAAAATCATACAAATGACATCCAAGACTCTTTATGTTGTTTCGCGACACTCTACAAATATTTAAAATTTGACATGCTTCCGCATGACACAGACAGAATCACCATGACCGAAGAAAAACTAAAATACGTTCGCAAGAAGTGTGAACACGGCAGATATTCCTTTCAATGTAAGGACTGTAAGGGTGCGTCGATTTGTCCTCATGGAAAAAGGAAAAATATATGCAAGTCCTGTGGCGGAACCAATATATGCATCCATCAACGAATTAAACATAATTGCACCATCTGTCACGGTAGTGGCATCTGCGAACACAACAAACGTCGAAGCCGTTGCATAGTATGCATGGGAGGCTCCATCTGCGTTCATAAAAAACTAAAGAGCCGCTGTGTGGAATGTAATGGGAGCGAGCTGTGTATTCATCGCATACGCAAAGAATTATGTATGGAATGCGAGGGACATCAGATTTGCCCTCATCATCTTCGTAAAAGTCGTTGCGCGGAGTGCGGCGGAACAGAGGTATGCATTCACGGTAATAATAAATACAATTGTGTGGAATGTGACAATAAACACGTATGCGAGCACAAACGACTTCAGTATCAATGCACTCAATGTAAAGGGCGACGGGTGTGTGCGCATGGTGTAAGAAAAGCAACCTGCACCACCTGTACTCCCTCCACGGCATGCCAACATTGTAAAACCGTATCCATCCTTCATTCTCGTTGGAAACCTTACTGTTTTCGTTGTTACTGTGTACTCCATCCCGATGCCATCATTCCTAAGATGTTCAAATTGAAAGAGCATCTGGTGCGCGACCGATTAAAAGAGGAATTTGAGGAAAGCATCACGATGCGATTTGATAAAATCGTGGAAGGGGGATGTTCGAACAAACGACCCGATGTCGCAATTGATTTTGGTTCACATTGTCTGATGATTGAAATTGATGAGAATCAGCATCGAAATTATGAGTGTGAACAGAAACGAATGCATCAATTGTATGAAGATGTAGGATGTCGTATGCTGGTGTTTCTCCGATTTAATCCGGATGGATACCAGGATGGAAAAACAAAGTATCCTTCTCCCTTTGGATATACCCAAGGTGGTGCGGTTCGCATCGATAAGGCAGAATTTGAGCGTCGAATGAAGGAATTAATCGTACGAATTCACGCTCATCGTTCGGAGCCCACCCAGCCCCTCACCGTGGAATATCTCTTTTATACTACATAAGGGTGGATTCTGCGTTTTTTTATCCAATCCTATCAAAAAGAACCATTTAAACCCATCCTCCTCATACCACCTAACTACCCGAATGAGTGAGAGTGCCTTTTTTAAAGTGAAGAGTACGAAACGGAGCAATCCCGAAGCACGCACGACCCTCGATGCCATCCATAATCAAAAAATCCAGACGATGTTGGAAGAGCAAAAACAGGTAGGCAAATATAAAGAAGAACGCGAAGCGCTTCAAAAACGATTAGAGGATACCACATCCGACATGGAGCTCTGGCGACTGGAACGGGACATTGCCTCGCTGGATAAGAAAATCAAGGCATTAGAGGATGGTTCCGAAATGATGGATTATTATTTACGAACAGGGGACATTCTGTATCATTATTATGACATTCAGGAGCAAATTCAACAGGGAACCGCCTCCTTTGCATCCAACAAAGCAAAACCAGGTTCGATTTTGGCGATTTTAGAGGAGGTGGCAGAGCAGCCCACGGAGGCCAATCGAGAATTCTCGTTGTCTTCCAGTGGCACGCAGGAGACCAAAGACCCGGAAAAGAAAACATTTCAACGAAATCAATTATTAAATGATTATTTGCAAATTGAAGACCCTGCCATGGGTCGAAATGCGATAGAAGAATACGATGACCCATGGACACACTGTGAAGAATGTGGCAAAGAAATGACCATGTGTTTGAATGAAGCTAACCTAACATGTTCTCAATGTGGTCATCAAGAATTTATCTTGGTTGACAGTGACAAACCCTCTTATAAGGACCCTCCTCGTGAAGTATGTTATTATGCCTATAAGAAGATTAATCATTTTAATGAATGGCTGGCACAGTTTCAAGCCAAGGAAAGTACGGAAATTCCTGCGGAGGTGTACGATGAAATCTTAGTTCAATTGAAAAAGGAACGAATCACGAACATGAGCTCCTTAAAACCCACGAAGATGCGTGAAATTCTTCGAAAGATGAAATGTTCCAAATATTATGAGCACATCCCTCATATCATCAATCGCCTGAATGGTCAAAATGCACCGTTCATGTCGCGGGAAGATGAAGAGAAGCTGCGGCACATGTTTCGTGAAATTCAGCCCTCTTTTAAGAAGCATTGTCCGAAAGGACGGCGAAACTTTTTGTCCTATGGATATGTCTTGTATAAGTTCTGTGAATTGCTCGAAATGGATGAGTATCTCGCTTGTTTTCCACTTCTTAAAAATCGAGATAAACTGTATTTACAAGACAAAACCTGGGAAAAAATATGTCAGGAGATGCGTTGGGGATTCATTCGAACCATCGGCTGAGTATCATGTAAAAATCTATCTACTCGACAAAGATGGCGAGTATCGGTTCGGAATTTATGTATCATCTGGTGGTGAACAATATTGCCCCCTTGCTTGCTTCCAGTGCGATGGGCCTGTATACGTCCTACTTCTCCGAGCGAGCCACTCCGACCCCTACGTTGATTCGAAGCGACCTGGATGAGGAGCGTGAACTGGACCGATTGCAAATGGATCGGATGCTCAAATGGATGAGTTTGATTTTTGAATGTGGTGATTCGGACAATGAAACACAAAAGGCATATAAAAAAGAATTGTATAACATTTACGTCACCATTGGCAGCGATTATCGGCAATACCAGAATTGGAAGCAGTATAATTCTGCCATTTGGGTATTTTCCTCGTATCGAAACAAAAATACAAAAGGACTGGCCCAAAAAATATTAGGCGATGTGAAATTATTTCATGAAGGACTGAAGATGTTTTCGATGTTCGAAAAATTATAATGGGTCTTGCCAGAAGATGACACTCCTCTCTCATCTGGAGTATCTGAAGCATCAAATGTCCTCGATTCGTCATGTTCCCACCTTATTTGAATATTATGCGGCTCTTCATCTGACACGTCATCATGGTGTTCGGTTTTATGCCTATCCCGACCTTCCACCCAGCCATAAACAAGAGGCAGGATTTCCCATCACAGACAAAGGGGTGGATTTGATTGATGAAACCTTTCGACACATCGTTCAAGTCAAATACTATGGCCCGCGTCGTCGCATTCATTATGGACATCTTGCCACCTTTTTGGGGACGCCCTTGTTGGTCGGCCGCCGGCACTTAACATGTACCTTGGTCCGAACGACACACTGTCGACTTCATTCCGAGTTACACTCCATGGTACAACGTGGTGATTTGTCGGATGTTACCTTGTGTTCTCAGGCCTTTCTGAAGTCGATTCGTCGATAAATTGTCGCATGTACTCATTCAATTCCGGATAGCGAGTTCGCAAGGCATGCAGCTCCGAGGGAGAAAGATTTTTCCAGGGTGCATGGGTTCCCCATGTGGTATCACAGAATACCGATTCCACGGCAAAATAACGAGCCAGTGAGGCAGGTGGTTTATGCAATCGAATGCGTTGTTGATACGAAAAATACAGGTCTTCATTGATTTCCGAGGCAAACGATAAATTTTGTTTGCATTGTTCGACCCATTCTGCCCAAGAGATTCCTTCTAGCATCGGGGAGGGGGCATGTTGTTCTGAAACCAGTTGAAAGATGTCCGTGACGGCATCGGCAGGAGTCACCTGCTCGCAGATGGCTTTCATTTGACGAGTGCGTCGTAAGGACAATCCTCCATTTCCTACCCATCCATTTTTCCATGGTGCACCCACATAATCATAGGACAAAAAGAGGGGTAAAAAATGGCGATGTTCTGCAAATAGAATGGCGTCGGTTTGAACAATCAAATGGTGCTCCGTTGGAATGGCATCATAAAAATCAGGGCTCATGAGCAATCCATTGTACATTTCACGAGTTAGATTGTCTATCTCCAGTTCAATGGGTGGCATCCATCGTTCGGTGGGCAATGTGTTCAAAAGGGAATGCACTCTTTCACGATTATTCATTCCATGAAATACAAGAATCTTCCAGTGTACTGGTATATTCTCGTGTAGATTACGAAGTACAAATCCAAGTGCAGGATGACATCGAGGTTCAATGAGCACGGCGGTCGACATATTGTGTGTGTACCGAGAGAGCAATTTAGGCAGAATGGCTTCATCGGGGGCATCGCATCGTAATGGAAGTCTTCCAAAAGGATGTGATGTTATGAAAAATACCGAAGGATGGGTAAAGGTCAAACCGTTGGATTACATCGGGAATCCGACCAATTTGAAGCCAAGTCCGAGCCCTGCACCTTGACGGGTCGAGACACCCACGCTCGGGCTGACGGCATCCAGGATGGCAAACACCACCGCGGCAAGAACCGCAAGGGTGGCAACCTCATCGAGCGGCAAGGCGCGCTTCGGGATAAAAATGGCCGCCGCCGCAATAACAAGACCTTCAATCAAATACTTGATGATGCGATTCACAATCTCAGCAAAACCGTAACCTTGCATGATGCTTATATTTACCTCTTAGAAAAAAGGAGCGCGCATCGGGGGAGGATAAACGACTTGCTACGAGTTTAAAGCATATCGGGTAGACCATCGATAGAGATGAGCGCCAACACCGTAATCGAAGATTTTTTGGACGAGGACACCGAGATTCCAGGTCAGCGCTATGTGCTACTGAGTTTTCTCAGTCCGGAGAAAGTTCTGGATAAAAAGGAGCTCTTCTTCTTTCAGAAGTTTCTGCATGCGTATGAGGTGGATTGGAAGGTGAAAAATCTAGAGAAGTTTCTGGTACAAACCGTAACCCATATCAATACCGATTTGGAGAATCATGCCAAAGAATTGGAAAAGAAGGACCAATACGATGCGGCGGAGATTTGCCGTAAGAATCGGATTCGAATGGACGATGTCATGACTCCGTATCAAGAATTTATTCAAAAAAATAAGACGGAATTGAATCAGACGACCCTTCGAGAGGCCTATGAGGATTTCATGTATGCCCATAAAAGCAAGTTGGAGGAGGATTTCTATGCCCTGAATGAGTTCCGTACCTCCATTCGTGGTGTGAAGGTCCGTGGTGTGTTTGGCAATCCGAAAGAGGCGGAATTGAAAGCCAAGAAGTTGCAATCCAAAGATAAATATCATAATATCTTCATGGCCGAAATGGGCAAATGGACACCGTGGGACCCGAATCCACATGAAGTCAAGGACCAAGAGTACAACAATGAACAGTTGAATACATTGATGAAGAAATACAAGGAAAATGAGGATTCCCGTGAGCAATTCTTTGAAGAGCGTACCAAAGGAGCCAAGCAAATTGTGGGTGCGCCGACCTCCTCGGCAGGTACTTCCTTTGACTCCATGTTCGGTGGTCAAGGGGATTTGGCACTTCAACGTAAGGCGGCCGCCTCGCAGAATGTGGTAGTGACCCCTGCGTCGGATGCCTCTGCCTCGGATGCCTCTGCCTCGGCTGCCGCTTCAGAAGCCCCCTCATCATGAATTTAAACCCATCCATCACCATTCTCTATCATGGAACACATTCAGTTTATCATTAAAGATTATCAAATTAGTAAACTGGGTATTGGAAATATTTTCAAATGCCTGATTTCCGCACTGAGTGTTCATTCGGACACTGTCATTCAATGCTATCCTGACTATATCTATGGAACGTACGACACCATTCTCGATAAGCGATTTATTTATTCGGGCACAACCAAAGAACTGGAAAAGGTCTACACCTGCCGATTATTGATTCTGAAGGATGAAGAAGACCATCAAATGGACCTGCCTACAGAAGAATGGTACATCGGAGGATTAGAGAACCCTCGTTTTCATCATTTCTTTTCCTTTTCCAAACGAATTGATTGGAATTACGACCTGTCTAAGATTAGTCCGAAGGTGCAGCAGCGACTGTTTCGTGTCATCGACCAAATTCAATTTACCGACATGGTCTATCATGAAGTGGAACAGTGGGCACATCGAATTCCTTCTACCTCATTGGGCGTATCCATTCGTACCTGGAAAGCTTCCCATGAACAGGGAGTTCATCGACCCTATGAATTTAGCTGGTATCGAGATGCCATCAAAAAAGTAGGTGACCTGCATCCCGATTGTACCACCGTCGTATTGTCCATTGACAATTCCCTGTTTTTGGAGCCCTATTTGGAATGGTTGAGAGAACAAAACAAAGAGGTTCTCATTCTTGAACGGAAGGCTCACTGGAATCCGATTCAGTATGCCATCATTAAAGTATTGGTATTGGCACGATGCCCTTTTTTTATTGGAAATCGTATCAGTACCTTTACCGAACTTGTATTTTGGTTCGGAAAAGGTAAATCCATCGTCTATCCGATTGGGTGACCTTACGAAAAATATCCCGTATCCGGAACGGCACCACCCACATAAATGGGAACACAGCTCTGTGTCACACCGTCACAATAGGTGCCTTCGGGGCAGGGTTGACCACTTCCATGGGGAGAACGGCATAGATAGTCCGTATTGGAATCGGGTCGGTACATGCTGGCCATGGAGGTCGTGGCGCCTGGCGGAACCCGCACGGCCTCATGAGACACCGATGCGGTGGGAGCCGCATCTTGAAATCCTGAAATGATACGAGATTCGGAACGGTCAATCAAACGGACGAGCATCGGCAAAAAAACGACAGCGAGAATCAAGAGAAGGAGCATTGCGCCCAATCCCATTGCTTTAGGGTGTGCCATATTCTAGCAATGGCAAAGGTTTTATTGTGATTTCAGTAACGGGTGGAGGGAGTCAGTGGAAGGTCGGAGAGAGGATACGAAGATGGCGCATCGGACCGACAGTATCCATTGATGCACCGTACCGCTTTGCCTGAACACGAGGGTAATCCTACACCGCATCGCTGCACCTTCGGAAAAGATTCCATGGAAGACACTGTCTGATGCATCGCCCTTGCCAGTACAATGAGAAATACGAATACGACAATAACAAGAAGGATGCGACCGATATGGAGTTTCATTCTTGTTGTAGCTTAGAATCTCTTTTGAACATTGATGGCAGGGCCACGTAATTTTGCGGACGAACGAGGGTCAAATTGATTGACGTCCTCTTCTTCTTTGATACGCGCCATCATCTCGGATTGACGCCATAATTCGGGAGCGCCCATTTTGAAGTCTCCGTGCACTTCCGCCTTATACCAAAAAATGGTATCTTCTAACTTGTTACTCTGGGTATTATTATTAATCACCAGACATTCATAGTTTTGTGTACATTGGTCCATCATTTGACAAAAGAATTCAAAGGAGGGAAAAGCAGACCCATAGTTTTCAAATAGACGTTTACGATTGTTCATGTAGGGTTCACGCAAGATAAAGACATAGTCGACATTGGTACGAAGAGCCGGTTGAATTCCAAGGGGAAACTGCATGGTGATAATAAAAAATACTTTGAGCCAACGACCATTCATAAACAAATAGCGAATGTTCTTATCATGGGTCCACGAATCATCATACATGCAATCGTCCAGAATCAAAAAGGCTCGCGGGTCGATGTTCGATTTGATGCCCTTTTCCAAATCCTGCTGAATCCGTTGCATGACCAATTTTTGGCGTTTTACAAAGTTTGCCAGAATCACGGGATTGTATTCGCCATGAATGAACATGGGAGGAACAATTTTCTTAAAAAATCCGTTTGACTCTTCCGTTCCGGAAATCACGCATCCCATGGGCAAATCTTGATGATGAAATAACAAATCACGAACAAGAGTGGACTTACCGGTACGACGTCGGCCAATGAATACGGCCACCGCATCTTGTGGAATGGATTTCATGGCGAACTTCCGGAGATTCACATTTACTCCACCTTGTGCTGCCATATTGAGTCTATACTAACCTACAGATTTGTCCGCGCGCTTGTCGGCCGCGTGGAGAAGTCTGTCAATCAAAGAGATGAAAGCCATTCGCAAGACCTTGCTGGAACAACCTTGTCGAAGCCGTGACCTCACGGAGCAGGAGCGAACTACCTTTTCCCATTATGCGCATTTACAACGGTACTTTCCTGCACTGGACCACTTTACCATTCCAGAATCCCCTTTATCCCATAAAAACATGGAACTTCCTAGCCATTATCAAATCATTCAATGGATTTCCTCTGATGCGGCGCATTCCAAACGATGGAGCGCACTCCGCATGCCGGTTTCATCGGCCTCCTCGGACCCGGTCGACCCCGAGCCATGTGAAGTCTTTGTGAAGACGATTCATTTATTGAACCCGATTGACATCATCAAAGAAAAATACATTTGTCCCGAACATCCACTTCTTCCGCAACGAGAAAAAACATGGAAGTCGACACTATTGAAATTGCATTCTCACAACAATCAAGCGTATGTGGATGCCGTTGCGAATTTTGTGTTGAGCCGATTTCGTGAATTGAATCTCACGCCCCACTGTATTTTATATTATGGCTCCTACACGGGTATTAGTGAGTCATATCAGTACAACATTACACAAGAATACGATACGTATCGCCAATGCCGATGGTTTTGGAAAGGCATGGAAACCCATGGCGCCAAGCTGACGGTTCTACAAGACGGGGTGTCACCCGAAGACATGGAAGAATTCTATCGAGAAATCACAACCTGTCCCTTTGAAGAAGAGAGTGATTCGGAAATCGAGTTGGAGCCGCTGGACGAGAAAGAGGACAGTGATGTGGAGTCGGTGACCTCCGTGACGTTTGATACACTGGAAGAGCATGCAGAAAATACGACAGACATGATGAAACTCCATCATCGCATTACACGCACTTCCCTCAAGCACACCGACCGTTCCCCCTCTTCTGTTGCCGATTCGGAGTCCGAATCATCCGATGACATGAGTGAAGAGATTCCGTTGGACATTTGTTTGGAACTTCCCAATATGCCTGTCATTTTAATTGCACAAGAGGCGCAAGACGGAGTCATGGACCATTTATTGGATGAAGATGAATTGGACGGACACAAACGAAATACGCCCGAATGGGAGGCACGCTGGATGGCATGGTTGTTCCAAGTGGTTGCCGCACTTACCTTTCTTCAACGCGCCATCTGTTTTACACACAATGATTTGCATTCCAATAATATTCTTTGGAGAAAAACGGATAAACCCTATTTGTATTATGAAATGCAGGACGGAAGCCGATGGCGCGTTCCTACCTATGGAAAAATCATGACCATTATTGATTTTGGCCGTTCCATTTTTCGATTGGGGCGTCGGTTGTGGGTGTCGGACGACCATTGGCCGGACCAAGATGCAGGAGACCAATACAATTTTGGACCCTTTTTTAATCCAAGCCAGCCCAAGGTATTTCCCAATCCTTCCTTTGACCTCTGCCGTCTTGCGGTCAGTTTATTGGATGGTCTATTTGATGAGCCACCCTCGAAGAAGAAAGGGGCGGTATCCGTGATGAGCGAGGAGAATGGATGGAAGGTATATGAAACGAAATCTCCTCTGTATAATTTGCTGTGGAGTTGGACCATTAATGATGCCGGTCATACGGTATACGAAACGGAAGAGGGAGAAGAAAAGTACGAAGGATTCGAGCTGTACATTCGAATTGCGAAAGAAGTGCATGGTGCCGTACCCAAAGACCAATTGCACCGACCCGTCTTTCAATCCTTCATATGGAAAGAGGCCGTTCCAAGAGAGGAGACGGTATATCAATTAGGCATGTAATCGGTTCATGATGGTATGGATTCCATACTCAGATGAAACAGTCTAATTGGTTGTGCATCCATTCAATGGAAGCGCGGCACAAGGGCACCCATTGTTTACGGTTACCAGACCACCGTCCCCTTTACGATAATACACCATGTTTCCACGCTTCACTTGATTGATAATGGACTGGTCATAGATTCCCAGACGAGGTGCATATCCCGTCGTAGATTGCGGCTGATAAGTCAAATTCTGGATACGAGTGGTAAAATCACCCGCCTCTGCTTTATTTCGGCGACGATACGTAATTTGCGAAGCATCATAGATGGTCGTCGGCATGTCTATACCTTCGTGCGATAAATTTATCTTCCTGCCAATCGGGGAGGGCCGACTTGCAAGTCCATTTCATCGGCCACGGAAAGGGGAAAGGCAGAAGGCCACTCCAACACAGGAAACACATCCGGAATCAACAGACCGGTAAAGGCAATCAAAATGGAACCACTAATGAAATCCTGTGCGAACTGAATGGTTCGATACTCTTTTTCCTTGTATTTTGCACCAATGAAACTCAATAGGATAAAGATGATTCCGCCCACAATCATCCATGGGAACCAGGCAGGCATTCTTTTCAGTTCGTGCGAGAAAAACACGCAGGTCTTCTCCGCGCGGAGTTACAATTCTTCATAGTCCTCTGCACCGATGTCTTCGGAGGCCGAAAAAGGGTCCAAAGATTCCAATCCATCCTCCTCCGCAAGGGGAATGCCATCCTCTTCGATGATTTGAAGAACCGGTCCGTCCTCACTAGAGGGGGGTTCGTCCTCTGCCTCTTCTGCTGCATCCACCATGCCTGATTCCTCAGGTTGTTCGGAATCAAATACCGCATCAAATAATCCAAATCGAACCGTAGGCTTATCATCTAACACAATGGTGGGGGTAGGTTCGGGTACCGGAAACGAAGGCTCTTCCACTGCCACTAAGGGAGCTTCCGCTGCCACCAAAGGTGCTTCCGCCAACAACGGAGTTGCGGACAAGGGAGTTTCCACTGCCACCATAGGGACTGCCATCGGAGCCGCCAACGGAGTGGCGGACAAGGGAGCCGATGGCATGGTGGGTTCAAGGGGTGCCTCTTTGGGTTCCTCTTCATCACTGTCATCCTTGGTTTCATCCGAATCATGATGAACAAAATCTTTCAAGATGGATTTGACAGGAACCATGGCGCGAATGGCTTGCAGAATGCCTTCATGCAAGAGTCCTTCGATGGTTCGATAATTTTGTTGCTTTTCAATTCCAGAAATTCCTTCTCGAAACAAATAGGTGGAACTCCAGAGCAATTTCGAGGTTTCGCACAGTGCTTTAAACAAAAAGTGTTCCACCTTGGGAACATTGATTTCCACTTTATTTTTATTGGAAGACAATCGAATGGCGGTCAGTACTTTGGTATGAGCAATGAATACCGCAGTCAATAAATCCTCTAAGTAATCACAACCGGAATTGGTATGAATGGTTTGAATCTCTTGATTGACTTTTTCCATGTTCCAGTCATGAATTTCATTTAATAAATTCTGAAATTGCCAGAGGGCTCGTCTGGGCTCCTGAATCATCGTGTGCTTTGCTTTTTCCAGTAATTCAATATAGAATTGAAAATACGAAGGTACCAAAAAGACCGATAACTGTTTGGTATATTCGGCGCGTGCATCGGAATACACGGAAAGGACCGAATCACGACTCATTCTTCTTTCGGCGCGGTTGTTGTCGCGTCGCAATCGAACGCGCGGCGTTCCAAGATGTCTCCCAATAGTGCCCAGAGCGACCCTGCCACTTCCAAACATGTACCGTAGTCTTTTATGATTCGTTTGTCCTGTAACATAGGATGCAGAAAGGCGTCAGGATGATATCCTTCTTGAAGATAGTGTATCAGTTTTTCAGCAGAAGGGTGTGCACATTCTTTTTGTTCTTGTATCCGATGAGCCAGAACATGGCTCCATTGTTCTGGATGGTATTGTTGTAAATAAAGACACTGTTGAATTCGTCGATACGTTTGTTCATTCGAATGTAAATACTGTAGAATTTCAAGAGCCTTCTCCGTGGACGAACGAGGAGTTAAATACATCATCAATTCCTCGCGGGAAGGCATTCCATGTTTTTTAATTCGACATCGAGAACGAATGGGTTCTTGAAGTCGTCCCGCATCGCGGCATTCTAATATAAAGAGGACTTGTGCCGCATGAGTTTCCAAAATACGGCGTAAAAATGCCTGGGCTTCGGGTGTCAAATCATCGGCGCCTTCGAGCCACAAAATGGAGGGTTCTGTACGCCGTGCCCATACATGTAATTTTTGGCGTCCGTCTCGAAGCGTTCGGTCTTTGCGACAAGGACAGACAAACAATTGTTTTCCAATCTGTTGTGCATATTGTTGAATCCAATGGCTTTTTCCACAGCCAGGTGGTCCCGTCACAATCATGGGAGTCGTATCCATAGTTAGTACAAGTAGCGTCATTTGGTTTAGATTCCTTTCATTCTCATTCATTTGTCCCATAGAGGAGAATGCATCAAAATGATTTGCGGGAACGAATGGTATAGGCTGCAGCGATGCCTACCACCACACCCATGATAAAGGGAGAGGTCCACCAGGTGGTAATGGAATTCCACCACGATTCGGATGGAGCAGAGGGGGCTGCCACCTCTTCGATGGGTGGAGTTTCGGAGTGAGTTTCGGAGTGAGTTTCGGAATGGGTTTCGGAATGGGTTTCGGAAGGAGGCGCCTCGTGCACAGACGGTGTATCCTCCACGGCAACCGATTCAACAACCTCGGTGATTTCCACCTTGGGTGGGGCTTTTTGTTTTTTTGGCATGCTTCTGTATCGAAAAAGAACCACGCCTTTAGATTATGATTTTTGAAGTAATGCAACATAAATTCCATTATGCCATGCTCGCTCTTCTGGACTTCCTTTTACGGGCTCCTGATTATTGTACGTGGTGCGGATTTCTTTCGAAAAAAGCACCTTGGCACCCACGGCATCAAACGAACGAAACGTGGCATCACGAACATGGTCCCAATTCCAATCATCTACCATAAATACAAATACATTATCCATGCAACGATAATAATGGGGAATGGCATTATAGTGATTGGCCCACGAGTGCTCACCGTCGTAGAGGTAGAGATTGAAGGATGGCAGGGCATCGGCGTCCACCAGATAACAGTCTTTTTCAATAAAAGCGGCTTGATTCTCGCCACGATATTTCTTCAGATTCTTTAAAAATTCTTCTTTGGGTCCGCCAAATTCGCTCCAATTGTCAATGCAGATGACGTTCGCATGATTTCCGCACATGGCGGAGCACACCGAAGACCCTTTCCATGTTCCAATTTCGAGATAGCGCGCATCCTTGCAATTCAGCATATTATTATAAAAATGTCGCGTTTTGATGCCCGTCATTCCTTCCATATCGATAATATCTTGTGTAATCTTGGAAATGCCCTGTTCCGCATTATCAAATGCGCGTTGAATATGAGTCTTCCATTCATTGGGTGTCATTCTTTGAATAGCATGGAAGAAATGCTTTAGATGCAAGTCTGTTCAAACCATCTACGAGCATGTGAGGATGCATCCATCGCCCGTTGAACAATATCCGAATCCGTGGTACGATAGGTCTTTCCGCAAAGGAGCATACTGGATACCCGTGCATAGCCCCACTGTTGTTCCGTGGCACCCGGTCGATGTCCCGTTCGCCATGCCGCCATTCCACGGTTATAAGATTCTTTGATAAATCGAAGGGGGACTCCTGTTACCTTTGCACGGTCTTCGAGCGAATGAACTCCTGGAAATCGACGATTCCATTGTAGCGTGTAGCGTGAAGAACGTGTTCGAACACCCTTATCGGTTTCAAATCCCACATAGGCTCGAGGAGATTTCCATGACATGGCGCCAAATCGCCGAATTTCAGCACGACGTTGTGCCCGTTTTCGTGTGGAAAGACCCGAAAAATACCGCTTGGGTGGCATGTGTCTTATTGAGACGCAAGATATTGACGATATTCGCGAATGGCGGCTTCATCCCGTGCCGCGTTCTTGCTCAAACTTTGCATGAGCGGGTTGTTCTCCACGGGTTCAATGGTGGAATAGGTATTTCGTTCACGGCTCACATCCAAATTCAATGGGACGCGAAATTCAACCCGACCGATGTCTCCCACGCCAGGGGTCAAATCCGTAGAGCGATTGACGGCAAGCGCGCGGTCATTGATGATGTCCGTATCCAACTTCTTGGACAATTGCACGCCCGGATTTCCATTAAAGGTAGCGGAAGAGCCTGAGCCCGCAATCGGTTTGCGACCACGAGCAATCTGCTCCTTATTGGGATTGGTACGCATGTTATACGCATACGTCGGGTCCATGGCATCCGCCCATGCTCCATTTCCACCCGGACCTGTCCAGGAAAGGCCCGCGGACAGTTGTGCCTTTTGTGTGGGTTTGGCAATGTCATCGGGGTCATACACCTTAAGGCGTTCAGGGGCCGAAGAGGCCGCCATGATGCCTGGGCGGTCCAGATAAATGGTAGATTCCTTGACGGTGGTACGTGCAATGTCCGATGGGTCCCAGACCGTAATGGCGGCGGCACGGTCGGCATAGGTGATGGGGGTACCGGATGCGCGAATGTTTCCGACGGTTTCTCCACGTCGTGTGGGACGGGCATCATCCGAATAATGTGTCATGACGAGTCCGTTGTCGGCCGGCACGGCATTCAATGCCATGACACGCTCCGAGGTTTCATTGCGTTCATTGGGACGAATTTCAATCGATGATTTTCCATAATCCGCACGGTCTGCACCGGTATTCTTGGTATAATAACTGGTCATGTCTGCATTTCGATATCCCGCTCCGCCATATTGTTGCGACATGGGCATGCGATAGGAACCTGTAACATAACTCTCTGCAAAATCCTGGGATGCCGCATGACCTTCGTATTCTACCGAGGTTTCGGGACGTGTGGTATGAGGGAGAACTTGTACCGAGCGAGTGGTTTCTTTAATGACATCGCCTGTGGTGACAAAGAATCGTTTTCCACTGTCATCAATATAAAAGGTATCGGGCTTGTATTTGCGAACTTCTCCTACATCTTTGACTTCCGCATTCACGCCAATGAAATGCTGTCCTGGAACCATCGGTGTATCAAATGTTTCTTTTGGATTGCTGAGCACACGAAGCTGATTGGTATCCTTCGGGCGCATGATTTCATTGATTTCCAGTTGTTGAAATCCGCCTTTTCCCAAAAATCCGCCTCGTTCTCCGATTCCTGCACCCACTTTGGTCGGTTCAAAGGGAAGTTCACCATTTCGTACCACGGGAGCTTGGGATGAAATACGAGATTGAAAAAAATCCGTATTGTCCTCCATTCCATACGGATTTCCATACGGGGCACGCGAGGTTTCAAACATGTTTTCGACTTCTCGTTTTTTCATTTGGGTTGAGCCCGTTCCATTGTACATGTCCAACATGCTGGTATTGGATTGCGGTGCAATGTTTTGTTTCATTCGTCCTCCAAAAAAGGGTTGCATGTTATTGTGCTTATATTCGCTCGATGGGATGCGCTGACCCGAAAGCGGGCTGATGACGTAATCGGAATCCACGTAGGTCGGATTGGACTCCATTCCATCAGACCGCATTTCCATCATGGGTACATTCGAATCGATGGGAGAGGGAGACGGTTGGGTACCCGGGAGGAATCCGCTTGCATAGGGTGGTTTCTGTGTCGCATACCCCAATGCAGTGCCGTATGGGCCATTACTGGGCTCAGAAGGATAGGTTTGGCCATTTGGAGTTTGATACATTCTGTCCAATTCGGGTCCAAAACCGGTTGCCGCCGCGCCTTTCGGGGCCACCGTGAGGGGGTCCGAATTCCGTCCACGAGCGGCAGGAAGAAATCCTTCATGGGTCGGTGGAAAGAGAGGAGCGGTACGGTCCGCGGGAGGAAGAACATGTGAGGAGGGAAGGGAGGAAGAAGAATCTACTTTCTTTTTTTGGCCCGTTTTGGAAACGACAAAGCCAAGACCCAAGAGACCTGCGAGGGCGGCTACTTCCATACTACCAGTTTCCACCTTTAATTTTTTCGTTCCATCCGCTTCAAGAATCTAAAAAAAAGCGAGGCGGAAGGAATAGAATGCGATTGGAATGGACTCAAGAGTCCCTTTCTTCCATGGTCATAGGAGAGAATACTGTCCTTGTCACCCTTACCAATTATGGGTATCGACTCTATACCTTGAATCTATTGAAAAGTTTGGCGTCCTTTCATTTGGACAAGAAGATGGTGGTAGTATGCATGGATGACCGATGTGCCGCCTTGTTCGATCGGCGCGGATATGCGGTGTTGTCGATGAATTCTGCGCTTTCTGCATTTTGTCCATGGAATACCAAGGGATACGATGTCATTTGTTTTTCTAAATTATCGCTCTTGCACCGAATCCTTTCCTTTTCATTTCATGCCCTGCTGGTCGATGGAGATGTGGTGTTTCGAGCCGACCCACAAGAAGACCTCGCGATGTGGGAGAAGACAAAGGAGGTCGAGGTATGGATTCAAAATGATAGTCTGGAGGATACCAATCAACAGAATCTGTGTACGGGATACCTTTGGATACGTTCTCATCCTACGCTCCTTGCATTATATGACTGTGAATCCGAAATCGGAAGAAAACGATATCAAGAATGCGCCTTTGACAACAATGACCAAACCTATTTTAATCGATTTGTCAAACCGCATTGTCGTGTGCGTGCCTTGCCGCTTTCTCGTTATCCGAATGGATTAATGTATTATCAACATGCCGACTCCATTCGCGAACACGTGGTGCTGGTACATTTTAATTGGGTTCACGGGCATGTCAAAATGGCAAAAATGAAAGAGCATAAAATGTGGTTGCTTACCGAAGAAGAAGAGTATTAAGGAACGGCGATGTACGGAACCAATTCGGCAGAAACCGGTTCGTGAACTTCATCGTGGAGAAGGGGTTCGGGAGCGGAAATGCAACATCGAAGACACCATCGAATGACTTCTATCATCGATACTAGAATGATAGAAGTTATTTGTACGCCATATTATATATATTACATATGCATTTCATGTCCCAGTTCGGAAAGATGGGGTTGATGCAAGGGAACAAAACAGCTTTTTTCACGATGCGTATTAAATCGTTCTTTGTCCATGGTACGACTAGGAATAAAGAAGTCAAAGGGAGTTTCAAAACTTTCTTGCGGATTATGAAAGAGTGTATCCCAACGATTCCAGCCGGTGGTACGAAGGGTACAAGGTGGGTCAACCAAGCGGGCAAAGGTAAGAGGAACCACTTCGTCTTGTGCATGTTGAAGTCCAATGCGATTCACACGATTGGTGTCGGGATGATACTGAACGGCATCGCACCGAATCTTGCTTCCCAGGCGGTCAATTCCTTTCAGGTCCGATTCGACGTCGGTTTTCCATTCGCCTTCGACCCATGAATTGCCTGATGCTTGGATGCGCGTGGTGGCATTGACAGGAAAGGTGGTCGGACAGTTTGCAGCGGGAGGATTTAAATAATATCGAGAGGCGTAGGATGAAATTCGCATGTCATCCACTTGATGAAACGGGTCATGACGGAGACGAGTCAATGCCTGTTGGGCACAGGGTGCAGCCATTCTTCTTGTATCGATGATAAAAAGAAAGTGCGCGGGATAAGCCGTACCGTGATGTCGATTTGTTCTTTGCTTTTACCTACATCACTTCCCCACCCACTCCCCACCCACTCATCCACTCAATCACTCCCCGCCCACTCATCCACTCAATCACTCCCCACCCACTCCCCGCCCACTCATC